TTTTTACTAAGTTAAATGATGACATGCTTCAAATAGTAGAGCAAATCCTTCCATACTTTCAACCTGCATATACTGTATCAGTAGACCTAGTTGATACTATTGGAGAGAAGAGAGATATTCCTATTGTATTAAATTCAATAACCACTAGTGATGATTATGAGAGTGACTTCTCCACTAGAAGGGCATTGATTTATACTATGAAGTTTACTGCTAAGACATACTTCTTTGGTCCAGTCAACACAGATGTATCCAAGGATATTATCAAGAAGGCTTCTATTGGATATGTTGCTGGTGGTAAAACAACTACTCCTACTAGAGAAGTTACTTACAGTGTAGTTCCTAGAGCAACCAAATCATATGGTGATACTGTTACTACTAATTTGAAAGAGAATATAGATGATAGCATTGCTATTATCAATGTTAATAGTGCTAGTGGTATTGAAGCAACCAATTACATATACATAGATCAAGAGGAAATGTATGTAGAGTCTATCTCTGGAACAGCATTGACTGTTAGGAGAGCACAAGACAACACTACTGCAGCAGACCATGTTCTAGGAGCAGAAGTCAAAGTTATTACAACTGCTGATAATGCTGCCATAGAATTTGGTGATGACTTTGGATTTGATGGAACTACCTAATGACTAAAAACTTTGATGAATTAAATGATGCTTTTAATGTTTCTGGAGAAATAGTACCTATAGAACCAACTGAAGTTGGAATAAGTAAACCAGAAAAACATGAAAGAACTGATATTGAAAAAGACTATGAATATACTCGTGGCAATCTTTACAGCATCATAGAGAAGGGTCAGGAAGCAATTAATGGTATTCTTGAACTTGCACAGGATAGTGAAATGCCAAGAGCATATGAGGTGGCAGGTCAGTTAATAAAGAGTGTCTCAGATGCTACTGATAAATTGATGGATCTGCAAAAGAAATTAAAAGATGTAGAAGAAGAGAAAGCATCCAAAGGACCTAATACAGTTAATAATTCTCTTTTTGTTGGTTCAACAGCAGAGTTGGCAAAGATGCTCAAATCTGTTAATTTAGAAGATAATAAATAAAACATAGGGAGAGAAATCCCAAAGTACCAAGATACTCATAACATGTCTGACGACAAGAATAAAAATTTGCCATCTATTGACGACTTTGAAGAAAGTAATCAAGAATTACCATCACTTGCTGATCTTGTAGAAGAAAAAGATTTACCATCAGTAGAAAGTTATATAGAGAAAGAAGAAGAGATAGAAGAATCCACTCAAACTATAGAAGATGCTAATGGAGAAACTTTTGCTGAAGTAAAAGATATAGTTCCTCCTTGGCCTGAATTATTACGTCTAGTTAATGATCTTAAAGAGAGTATACCTGAGATACCTGAGATAAAATCATATGATAATGAACTACAAGAACTTCTAAGTCACATAGAAGAAGTAAAGGAAAGTATTCCAGAAGTTCCTGAAGTAAGATACTATGAAGATCAGATAGAGTCACTTAAAGAAAATATAGAAGGTGTTAGAGCAGATATTCCTAAGTTCCCTAAGTGGGTTAATGAGGTAAATGAAGTTCCTGATTTCTCTTGGATTGGGAAAACTTTTAGCGTTATAGATGATGACTTTGATAAGGTCAATGATAATCTCAGAACTCTTAAGGACACTTTTAATCAGGATATTGATAATCTAACAGAGACCTTTGACACAAAGGATTTTGAAAAGAAGGTTGAGATTAAGGAAGTAAAGAAGTATCTGCAAGAAACTAAAGATAAGATATATGAGGAATTAAAAGAAACTGCTCTTAAGATATATGAGCATAGGAATCAATTTAAGGATGATGATAGGAAGTTAAAGAAGAGTGTACTAAGTAAATTAAATGAAGCAAAGCAGAATATTGAGAAAAGGATAGATGAGTCTAACAGTAAGTATCGCGATGCTAATAAAGAAATTAAAAATTACTTTGATGGATTAAAAGAGGAAGTTGCTAATCTTCCAGAAGTAAAATATTATGATAAGGACATTAAAAAGTTAAGTGAAAAGTCAGATAGACAGGGAGTTAATATTGCAGAACTTTATAAAATTGTTGAGGATATAAAGGGTAAGCAAAAATTATTAAAAGAAGAGATAGTTAATGATCGTCCTATAGCACCTGATCCTTCTGAGAAACAGGGTAATGATCCTCTTACTCCTACAGATCAAAAATTTGCTACTCTTGATGACTTAGCAGCAAACTATAGACTTTTTGTTAATAGAGTAGAGCAACAGTTATATACCATTGGTGGAGGTGGTGCTGGATTCATCAAGGATCTTGATGATGTTAATATTGCTGGATTGGCAAATCATGATGTTTTAAAATGGCAAGCATCTAGCAGTCAATGGGTGGTTGGTGCTGTTGGATCAGCAAGTTCTACTTGGATAAAAGATGATGTTGGTATTCATACTTTATCTGCTGTTGGATTAGGAACCACAGCTCAATCTGCTTATCAACTATATGTTAAAGGTGATTTTTATGCTACAGGAAATATATCTGCAGCAGGAACTATAACATATGATGATGTAACTAATGTTGATTCTATTGGTATTATTACTGGTAGAAAGGATTTAAAGATTGAGAGAAATGCCACTATATTAGGTATCACTACAATAGGTACTTCTAATGTTGCTGCAGGTGGAACTACTCTTTTAGTTAAAGGTAATACACGTGTTACTGGTATTCTTACTGTTGGTGAAGGATCAGTTACTATTGATGGTGATAATAATACAGTTAATGTTGGTGTTGTTACTATTACCAACTCCCAAGTTATACTTGGTGATAATGTAACTATTAATGCTTCTGCTACTGGTATTAACTCTGCTCCTAATGTTTTCTATGTTGCCAAGGATGGAGATGATGATAATAATGGAACATCAATTGATAATGCTAAGTTAACAATCAAGGCAGCAGTTGGTATAGCAACATCAGGATCTACTGTTAAAGTTCTCTCTGGTACATATGTAGAAACTAATCCTATAGAAGTACCTGCTAATGTCTCTGTTGTTGGAGATGACCAAAGATCTGTAAATGTAATAGGTAGCACTCTAGAGAAAGATATTTTTTCAGTAAGGAAAGGTGTTAAGTTAGCCAATATGACTTTCCAAAATCATATTGCACCTGCTGCTGCAGTGGGATTCCCTACTGGAGAAATTGCAGAGAATATTGGAGGTGGTAAATGGAAAGGTCCATATGTTCAGAACTGTACCAGTGATACCACAACAGGAACTGGAATTAGAGTTGATGGTAGTCAGGCAAGACTACTTAAGTCTATGAATGTAGACTCATTCACTCAATACAATCAAGGTGGAGTTGGTGTTGCTGTTACTAATGGTGGATTTGCTCAATTAGTTTCACTATTTACTATATGTTGTGATGAAGCAGTATCTTGTGATTCAGGAGGACAGGCAGATTTAGCAAATAGTAATTGTAGTTTTGGAACAAAGGGATTGGTAGCAAGAGGTGTAAGTCCACTTCAGTTTACAGGAATTGTCACATCTACTGCTGCTGTTTCTCAGGCTGAAGTAGTTCTGAATATAAACACTCCTACTAGAACTATTAGTGGAGTTGCTTATACCAATACAACTGGTCAAGCAACAATAACCACTAGTGCTGCTCATGGATTTGCAGTAGGAATGGGAGTAACCCTATCAAGTATTGTCTTTAGTTGTGCATATGGTAATAAGAGTTATCCTCACAAAAAACCATTTGTATTTGAAGTTGATGCAGTTCCAACAACAACTACATTCCAAGTTAATCTAGGAATATCCACATTAGCACATAGTTATGTTTCTGGTGGAACAGCAGCTATTGATATTGATAGACCTTATGATGGTCAGCAAGTATATTTCAATACTTTATTTGAAGAAGTTAGTTCTATTACAGTGACAAATGGAGGTAGTGGTTACACATCTACTCCAACTGTTACTTTAGAAGCTCCTTCTGGTTCTAATGGAGAAACAGCAACAGCATTTGCTACACTTGATGGTGATGCTATTGGTTCTATTACTATCATTAGTAGTGGCAGTCAGTATACAGAAACACCTGATGTTACTATTAGTGGTGGAGGTGGATCTAGTGGAGCTGCAACTGCTAGTATGTCCCCCATTTATTATGCAATAAATAGTTCAACACCAGTAGTATCTGGAATTACTACAGTGACACTTGGTACTAATTTACTTAGTGCTGTAGGTGTTAACTCAACTGCATATTTTTACCAACAAAGTAAAATTATTGCAAGTTCCCATACATTTGAGTATGTTGG